TTTTACAGTGTATCCCAAAACAAAAGATGAGCTTGTTTACATATTAGAACAAGTAAGTCAGAAAGGATTTTATGACGGATAGTGCCGTAGATATATACAAGCCGAGATATATTGCTGTTACTCTTGCACAACTCCAGGCATTGAACGACACGTCACTTGTAATGAAGTATGACAAGAACGTTCACCCTGCTTGGTTTCTGCACGAGTTACCACACTCAGAGCTTGACAAACTAGAAAGAAACATGCGTTGGTATTCCATATCAGATGAAGTACCTATCGTGATGAGCATAGCGATACCGAAGTTCTATCGAGCTAACAAACCTATTGCTGCGTACATGCGTACGTATTGGATTGCTATGTTGAAAGACAGGGTAACAGGTGTGACACACATGGTTGCAGAGGAGGACTTCTGCATTGACATACCAATGAACGTGTACTTATCACTTGATGATGTACCCGAAGCAAAAGAGTTCGACAACATAGATTCGATAGAGCTAGACAATGTTCAACTCGAACAAGATGTTGAAGATGCGATAAAGAAAATACTAGAGGAGGAATAATGGACATAAAGATAGAAGAAATAAAAATAATTTATACCTACAACCCTACGCAGACTAGCTGTGCGTTTGATGAAATAATTTCATGTGTACAAGACAATCAAATGTCAGGTGATTACACAGTAGTAGGATACAGCAATCCAATAGAGTACAAGATTACGAAGGAGGAATAATGGATAAGGAATTAATACTTATTAAATTAGAAAATATTCATTCACAATTAAGTGAAGTAATTGATAGTAATAACATAAGTAAACAAGACTTGTTTGTTGCTAGAGAGCAATTAGAAGAAGTTAGAGAAATATTTATGGAGGAGGAATAATGGAAGAACACATAAAGATATTTGATATGATGTTAGGTAATCGTGAACTTGATAGCGATTCTTTCCACATTACTGAAAACGAAAAAGGTATGTTTGAATTTTCATACACTTTAGACCTTACTGAAATAGAGGAGGAATAATGAAAACAATTATTAAATGTACTGTTAGTTTTTGTGAAAGCGAAACTATGGAAGGTGCAACAGATTATTGTTGGGAGTGTTACGACAGGATATTAGAAAACTATGAGAATAAAGATACTAACCCTCAATGGGAAGGTTATAAATTAGAGGAGGAATAATGGACGTAAAAGAAGAAGCACGTAAGACGTTTGAGTCTCTGCTTGAGGACTTTGTAGAAATGCAAAACCGAGAGCAAGATGAGGACTTGTATGAGGAGCTAGACAATAGAGTATATTCAATAAGTAAAAAGGTTACTTATGAATTACAACTTGCAGGTGGCGGTCCTGCGTATTGGATATTGTTTGATGACGACAATGGAGTCATTGAAAACGTAAGATTCAAGTACGCTTGGTGGTCATCTCCTGTAATAATAGATTACAGTAACATGACAGATGATGAATACAAAATATACGAATGGTTTGTTGAACAGTTTACGTTTGGCGATTTAAGTTGGTTAGAAAGTTATAACACTTAAATTTTAAGCAAAGTTTATAATATCTTTAAATTATCCCAACCCTTTTGATTCACAGTAAAAGTAAGCACACCTGGGTGAGACCATAGACCACTTCTAGCTGTAAAGTCTATAGACTTATCCAAGCTAGGAGATTGAAACCAAGTTCTATCACCTTGTTGTTTACTTCTAAAATGATGGTAGTGACCTGTAATTAAAATCTGACATTGTCCTGCAGGTAAAAACCCATACATCTGACCCTTCCACCAATTTTCTATCTTAGTTTCAGGATTGCTTCCACCTCCTGATGTCATGTGACCATGTGTCCATCCGCATGTAATACCTTTTATATCCATCACCTGATGAAAACTATCAGGAACTTCTACAGATACTTTCTTGTATCTTTCAGGATTAGCTTTCATAATCTCACCACAAATCTGCAAATGCATGGTGTCTGTATTATCTAATCTATTTGTAACCACTTGACCTTTTTGCGAACGTGCAGCTTCCCCATGATTACCTGGTGCACCTGCCAACACCAACTTGTCTGCGTGTGGTAGAAAGGTATCTATTGTTTTCATCATCATTGACCTAGCCAACGCATACTGTTCTATTAATGTGAGTTCAATATTAAAAGGTTGACTGTCATAAAATCCATAACAGTTCTCAGTGAGGTCACCCAAACCTATCATGTATATTTCATCTATCTGAACACCTATCTTACGCAGTTCTTTAATTCTGTTTACAGCATCTTGTAAAGCTATGTCATACCTTTTGATTGTATTTTCTACTCCGTAATCTTTTTTTCCAAGTTGCCAATCTGCCATAAAAAATAAAAACGCGGTATCACCACCGTGTGTGCGAAGTTTGAGTGGTGGTTTACGACCTGCTTGTTTAAATAATGCATTGAAATATTTGTCGTGTCCTGGTCTTTTTTTCTTTACTATTCCTTTGAAAGCGTAAAAGGTTTCTGTTCTGCCACCCTTCAATTGTACTGTCCATGACGATGCACGAACTGAACCTTCTATCTCGTAATGCTTGGGATTAAAACCCCATTCTAATAATATGGAATCATACTTATTTCTGTAGTTTGGGTCTGTTCCAACGTGTGTGATTTCACCTATACCTGTTTGTTCATTTACTTCTAGTCCTGGTTGCCACCCGGACTTGTAAAAGTTATTACCCCATTCTTCAGGCACTTTAGGCATAATACCTCCTTTGCTCTGTTGTCATCATTATACAGAAATAAAAAGACAAATATGTAAGTTTGTGTATTTGTGAATTAAAAGGTACTAATAATTTTAATTTGAGGTAAACTAAAGTAGGAATAAAATGCCAAAACTAGAAATAGAAAAAAGAGCTAAATTGGTAGCTATAGAGTACGCAGGTGTTGGTTCATTACCTCACTTTATAGTAGAGATTGATGGTAATTATAAATCTATTCCTGTGAAAACAGGAGTAAATCTTATAGATAAAAACAATCTTATCGATAGCTTTTTATAAAAAAGTCGCATATAAATACTATAATGTTAGACTCTAAGTAATAGAGGAAGGAGATATATGTCTTATGAGGACAGTCTTAAAAAATTACTAAAACCATTTCCAAAGGAGTATGTTAAAGACGCTCCAAAGGGTAAGTTTGGAAAGTACGTTTCACATAGCAGGTATGTTGAAAGACTACGTGACAGTGGTATACCATACTCATGGAACTGTGAACCAATCTATGGAACACACAATGGTGAAAAAAGAATTGTTGGTGCTAAAGGAACTATTAAATTAGGAACAGATTCATACGATGGTATAGGAGATGTTGACACATTCAAGTTAGATAATAAAAATATAAATGATGGGTCTTTGTTGAAAGACGCTGAATCAGACGCATTCAAAAGAGCTTGCATGAGATTTGGGCTAGGTGTTGAGTTGTGGTCAGGAGATGTAACAGAGGAAGAATTTGTTACAGACACACCGCAAGGTAACACCACAGTTACAGAACAAAAGAGCGAAGTCGTAGTTGAAGAGTCAAAAGCTCCTTCCACAACAACTACGACAAGCTCTGATTCAAACTTATTGTTTTGTCCAAAGCCATGTTATTCACCAGTAAAGATATACATGCCTGAAGATAAAAAGAATCCACGTTCTGCAGATTTTAGATGTACTGCAGGTGGCAAGTGTTTGAACGGTGAACAAAAAGGAAGTATGACTTATTCTAAATCTTGGTACAAAGACGCAAAGTTTTTACCACCAGGATACAAAGAGGCATACGATAATTTAACAAACGTTGCTTTAGAAAAAAATGGTATCACTCCTCCTTTAGCTCGCTCTCTTGATGAGATTGAGGAAGGAGAAGCTCCGTTCTGATGTCACACCCAATACCAGGTATGGAATATTTTTGTGAAGATTGTTTTGAAGAAATAATTGAATATCACAAATGTAACTAAGCAAGAGCCGAGGTAGAAAGGATAACACCCTCGGCTTTGCTATATTTATTATTTTGTAATTTGTTTTTTTGCGTATGTCTTTACAACTGCTAATGCAGCTCCACCACCGGCTAATGCTGCAAGTTGCAGCGTCTCTGCCTCAACTCCCGCCAATGGTGCTACGACTAACGCTCCGAGAAATGCTTCCACGAATGTCCAAAAGGTTCGCTCCAACATATCTTTCAAATCGTCACTCATTTTATACTCCCATGATTCAGACCAAGGTGTCCACCTAACATCCTTCTTGAATGTACCGTCTTGGTTTCTTGCTCGTTTTGATTTCTCAAACATTATCTAATTATCCTTCCTCTTAACATAGCTTGTGTTTGTATGACACCACCATTTACCTCTGCAATATCCTCTTGTAATTCTTTCATCTTGTCCATTACAGTTCTTGTTAAAACTACATC